CATGTAGTTCATTTTAAAAAAATAAAGAATTTTTCAACAATTGAATAAATTTTTGCGTTTTCTCATATAAATACAAATAAAAACTTTTAGGAGAAAAATATGAGAAAAAAGAGAGAATTACATGATGATTTACCAGAAAGATCAAATCCAAATTATAATAGACTCTATAACCAAAAAAATAAAGAAAGAATTAGAGAATTAAATAAAAAATGGAGAGAAAAACAAGTAAAAGAAAATCCAAATTATTGGTCTGAAATATATGATAGTGATAAGGCACTGAAATATAGAGAAAACAATAAATCTATTCTTATGGAAAAAAATTGGAAAAGAAAAGGTATTATAGATATAACCTATGAAAAATATCAAGAAGAATTATTAAAACAAAATGGAAAATGTAAAATATGCGAAAAAGAAATGAATCTACCACAAGTAGATCATGATCATAAAACGGGGTTATATAGAGGTCTTTTGTGTGTTGCGTGTAATAATGGTTTAGGGACATATGAAAAAAATAAAGAAAAATTTAAAAAATATTTATGTGAATAATTAGGAGAAATATATGTTTAAATTATTTAAAAGAACAGATAATCAACCAGTAATAGACCCCAATACATTAAAAGGTAAAAACCGTCCTCTTTATGTTAAGAACGTTCTAATGTCTCTTGGTTGGACTGATTTTCAGGCGGCGGCTATGTGTGGTCAGTTTATGCAGGAATCTTATACGGATCTTCGTTGTAATGTTTGGGGTGATAAACATACCGCATTTGGTATTGCACAGTGGAGAGGTAATAGACTTGCTGATCTTGAAAGATTTGCAACAAGTTTAAATAAACCAATTGGTGATCTTGATACGCAAGCACGATTCGTTAATTGGGAACTCACAAAAGGTTCTGAAAAGTCACTTGGTTCTAAATTAAAAAAGACTACTAATATTGATGATGCTTTATTATTGGCTATTTCTTATGAACGTCCACGTGGATATACTACTGATCATCCAGAAAATGGTGATGGATTTGCTAATCGTTGTAAATATGCTAAAAGTCTAATGTGAGGAAATTATGGAATTTAATGATGAATATTTGACTTCTAAATGTCATGATTTTGACTTCCAATCAGCACCTTTTGATCCATTTGAATTTGCACAAAATCTTATGAAATTTATGTATGAAAAAAATGGATTAGGATTGGCCGCAAATCAAGTAGGAGTTCCTTATCGTATATTTGCAATGAGAGGAGCACCAGAAAACTTTGTTTGTTTTAACCCAAAGATTGTTGGTAGATCCACAGATCAAATTGTTTTAGAAGAAGGTTGTCTTAGTTATCCAGGTCTTCTTGTTAAAGTAAAAAGACCTTCAATGGTTAGGGTTAGATTTAATACACCTAACGGTGATGTTGAAACTAGACAATTTATTGGAATGTCAGCAAGAGTATTTCAACATGAAATGGATCATTTAGATGGGATTAGATTTTTTGATAAAGCTAATAAATTTCATAAAGATCAGGCGTTCAGAAAATGGAAAAAAAGATAATACCAGCAAGATTAGCAGATGCCGTACTCTTGAAGAATATAGACGACGTAAGTTTCGATAAAATATTTCATGAAGATATGGAATATTATAATGATTGTTTCAAAAATGGAAATGAATGTTATCTACTAATGGTTGATAATCTTCCTGCTGGTGAAATAATATTAAGATTTGAAAATGAAGAAACTTTGGGGTTAGAATCATTTGCAATAGTTCCTCAATTTCGTAAACACAAATTAAGTAAATTTTTGTTAGAGTTTGTAAACGAAAGAGCGGAATCATTTAAACGAATAATCCTTGAAGTGTATGTAAACAACAAAAAGGCTATTGACATTTACAACAAAAACGGCTATAATATAATAGGATCAGAAAAAGACTATTATGCACCTGGATATGATGCATATATTATGGAGAAAAAATTGTGAAATATTTTCCATTTAATGAACTAAATGAAAAAATACATCACATAGAAGACATAATTCTATTTGCAATTATATTTTTTATGGTGTATATTTGGATTAAATTGTTCGTATATTGGGATAAAAAATGAATATCTTTTACCTAAGTAAAGATGCTGTAGAAGCTGCACAAATGATGGTTGATCGTCATGTTGTTAAAATGATTTTAGAAAGCGCACAACTTCTATCAACAGCACATCGTGTTCTTGATGGTAAAGAAATACAATATGTTTCTGAATCAGGAAGAAAAGCAAAAAGGTATGAATTATATGACTCACGTGAACCAATTCTTTACAAAGCTACACATATTAATCATGCGTCTGCTGTATGGGTTCGTAGGAGCATTGAGAATTATAATTGGTTAGTTGAACACATGTTTGCTTTGATGGATGAATATACATATCGTTATGATAAAAAACATAAGTGTTCTGGTGAACTAAGTTACATGTTACAATCACCTCCTAAAAAATTAGAAGATTATGATTGGACACCAATGCCATCTTGTATGGATGATAAATATATTATCTCTGATGATCCAATTACAAACTACCGTAATTATTATAAAAACGGTAAAACAAATTTACATTCATGGAAAAAACGTGAGGCACCTGTTTGGATTCAGTCTTAAAAGAAACTGTTATAATTGATGATATAATACCAAAAAATCTTCAAGATGACTTTCATGACATTGTTATGAAATATCCTTCTTGGACTTTTGTTGATGATATGTCATATTCACCAACAAAAACAAAATACCCATCATATGGATTTAATATGTTATTTAAACATCCAGAACATGGTGTGTTGTCAGATTTATACGAAGCAGTTTCTGTTCCAATTATAAATCATTTTTTAGAAAAAACAAAAATATCAATAAAAGATATTTATTTTAATAGAGCATTTCTTCAAATGCCTCTTGACAATAAGTTCATAAAGGAGCATAATGGTATTCATATTGATATACCAGAACCTCATTATGCCTGTGTCTATTATATGAATGATACAGATGGTGATACTATACTTTATGAACAAACAATGGAAAATACTCCATTTGGATCTCAAAATGTTCAGTTAAAAGAACATATAAGAGTTACCCCTAAAAAGGGAAGATTTGTTATGTTTGATGGATTAAGATATCATTGTTCTAGTCAACCAAGAGACAATTATAGATGTATAATAAATTTCGATCTAATATAGTAAAACCTGGAGATCTTCTTGCATGGAGAAATGATGGTTCTATTTTAGGTAATGCAATTTCTTATTGGACAAGAGGAATATATACTCATGTAGGTATAGTATGGACTTTGCATAATAGACCATATGTTATTGATGCATATTTCAAAGGTGGAGTTAGATTAAGATATCTTGGAGACAATTTACCAGTAGATATTGTTCATACTAATATAAAATGGACTAAGGAACTAGAAGACGATGCATTATCAAAATTGGGAAGATCGTATCATTACTTGGGCGCTGCTATGTTGGGGCTTGATATCACTCCTAATTATGATTCAGAAGTTTGTTCATTATATGCAGCTTCTATCTTAACAAAAGGTGGAATTGATATACCAAAATGTAAATCAGTAACATTAACTCCACAAAAATTAGTTGAAAAAGTTTGTGAAATTAAAAATGTAGAAATTAAAACAATTAAAACCTTGAAAGGAATACAATATGAGTGAAGATGCTGATAAGCTTGAACATATATCACAATTAATGCAACCAATTGATGAACAAATTACTGTTTGTCAAACAGGTAACGAACAAATAATGCTTGCCTGTGGAATGATGCAAAGAGTTAAAGAAATTCTTGAACATCATTTAGGAAAAGAAGAGACTTCTAAACTTTTAAAGGAATATATAAATGAGCAACATGTTCATTGATGTAAAAGAGTTTCAAACAGCAGTTGGTCAAAAAGTTGGAACAAAACCAGAGTTTCCTGAACCTGAAGAACGTGAACTTCGTCTAAGATTGTTGAAGGAAGAATATGAGGAATACATACAAGGTGAATGTAGGAATGATTTGGAGAATATTGCTAAAGAACTCGCTGATATCATTTACATTGTTTGTGGCACTGCTGTATCTTATGGGATTCCACTCGACAGAGTATTCGATGAAGTCCATAGATCAAACATGGCAAAACTAGTAGATGGTAAGCCAGTTAGACGTGCAGATGGAAAAATCTTAAAACCAGATGGTTGGAAACCACCTAATATTAATAAGGTATTATACGAATGAGCGACCAATATACTTTTGAAAATGGAAAACCTTTTAATACAATATCAATCAATTCAAATGGTAGTGTAAAACCAAAATACAAATACAAAGAAGATCAGATTATATCTGATTTTCATGACTATATAGATAAGACATATGGTCAACATTATATGACTGAAGAACAAAATATAGAATGTTTTGATGTATGGTTAGCTCTTGGCGATTCTATGCCAACTTTTAGAAATACAGCAATCAAATATCTTTGGCGTTACGGAAAAAAGAAAGGATCTAATAAACAAGATTTAATGAAAGTCCTTCATTATACATTAATGATGCTTTATAATGATCATTATAAAGGAGAAAAATGAAATCGTTAGATGATTATGAAAAAGAAAAATGGTCAGAAATTTATTCTAATTCAAAAGCAAATGGAACTGGAATAGCTTGTCCAAAATGCGGTGATGAATTAGTTGAGTCATGGCCAGGAACATTATTATGTTCAAACCCTCCTAGAAAAACAGTTAATTGTGAAACATGTAATTTTAAAGGCTCTATAACAGCATAAGAAAGGTGAATAAATTATGGAAATCCAAATCCCTATTGAAAAGCTTCGTGAAAATAAACTATTTGTTGCTGCACCAATGTATGGTGGTCAATGCGCAGGTATGTTTGCACGATCAATTGCAGATCTTTCTGCTCTTTGTACAAAATACGGTATTCCACTACAGTTTTATTTTCTATTTAATGAGTCATTAGTAACTAGAGCAAGAAATTATTGCTGTGATGAATTTATGCGTTCTGATTGTCAGCATATGATGTTTATCGACTCTGATATTGGTTTTAATCCACAAGATGTTATTGCTCTTATGGCATTACAAGCCAATGAAACAGACAAGTATGATATTATTGGTGGTCCATATCCAAAGAAATGTATTTCTTGGGAAAAGATCAAACATGCAGTTGATAAAGGCGTTGCTGATGAAGACCCAAATGTTCTTGAGAAGTTTGTTGGCGATTATGTCTTTAATCCAAAAGGAAACCAAGGTTCCATTCCTCTCAATGAACCAGTTGAAGTTCTTGAAATTGGAACTGGATTTATGATGGTTTCTAAGCAAGCAATGAAAAAGTTTGAAGACGCATATAAAGATCAATATAGCTATAAACCAGATCATGTTCGTACAGAACATTTTGATGGATCACGTGAAATTCTTATGTACTTCCAAGCAGAAATTGATCCAGTTTCTAAGAGATATCTATCAGAAGATTATTGGTTCTGTCAGAAGGCACAAGCTATTGAACTAAAAACTTGGTTCTGTCCATGGATGGTGTTGTCCCATGTTGGTACTTATATCTTTGGTGGTTCTCTTGCTGATATTGCTTCAGTTGGTGCATCAGCAACAGCAGATCCAGCTAAGTTAGG